GTAGCATAACGTACCCATCCGGCGGAGCAGAGGCTAAATCGAATCTATCATAACTCTCAGGATCAACTGTTACCTTAGGCATTTCTCTCTCCTTATTTGTTACTTAACTACTAAGTAATATTGACAGGTGATTTGCACTCAATCTTGTAAGGCACTCCACCTGCGATACCAATACCACGACCCGTCACATTAGCCATAATGAGATCGCCCATACCACTAAGGCCGACAGCATACGAATCATAGTTGCTACGATAAGTGGTAATCCGCACAGCTTCATCGGCAGTTAAGAACGTGGTAGCTAATCCACCAGGACGTAGAGATTCAAGCTTAAGAGCACGGAGCGTATTAAGCTTCATATTATCATACTCGGTCTTATCTACGAAGTCAAGCTCAGTTTCATACGTGACTTCTGTCTCACCATAAGAGATATAAGTAGCAGAGCGATCAGGGACTATGCGGTTCTGAGGAGTACCATTATGGTTAGCACGGAAGGTGTAACCATTGAATGTATTATCTCTACCACCACCGAAAGCAGGTGCAGTTCCAGCAGCATCAACATAGATGCTATGTGCATCTGCACCGAATAGCTCAGGATCAATCCAAGATGGGCTAGCAGCACCAGCAGCGTCATTCTCCGCTAATCCTAACATACTAGCCGTACATCTAAGAACACCAGTGTCAATAGTAAATTCCCAGTTACTTACAACACAACCGTTATAGAGGAATCCCTGAGAGTTACGCTCAACAAGGATACTAACTCCCCTAGCACTACCGCCTGGGTATGTAGAGCCAACATTCGTCGGCACAGCAGCATAGACGTATGGGCCTGTTCCCGTCTTAGTAACAGTATGACGAGAAGCGTAGAGAAGATAAGGCAGATAGTTAGCATCTACCTCAAAGACAATATCACCCTCAACATGGTAGTAAGCCTGCTTAACATCGCTTACAGTAGCAGACTGACGAATCTGCGGAGAATAATACTTGGCTTCATTGTAAGCAAGCGTCTCAGAGATAATAGGCATCCAAACGCCAACACCCGAAGCAGTAGGATCAACTGCCGTACCGTAGGTCGTCTCTAAGCCTATCCAAAGAGCACCATTACCGGCAATATCAGCATTAGGCACCGTCGTCACCATCCAAACCTAAATCCTGCGCTGAAAGTGTAGGTTCAGTAGCAGGCTCAGTTGCAGTTGTAGTAGCTTCAACAGGTGCAGGTGCAAAGAGTGAAAGAATGTTTTTCACTTCCTGAGGATCAAGTTCACTAGAACCACTCAGTTTAACATTTGTATCATCTGCAAAAGCGTCCTCTAGTGTAATCCCGCGCTGTGCGAGGAAGTTACGCTCCATATCCTCGTCAACTTCGAGAGTACCACCGTTTTCGACCTGGCCTAATCCGGCTATGCCGAATAATTTACCCGCGTCGAAGTGAGGATGCTCATATGAAACAGTATACATGAGCGTTAGAACCTCGCTTCCGATGTACCACGATAACCTAGTTTAGTGCTAACTATAGAAGCACTCTTAGCCGTTCTTGGAGGCATAGCCCCAGGTACTTCATTTTCTACCCATCCTGCAATTAACCGTCCGTCGAGACTTAAATCTGGCGACTCTAGGAAATTGACTAACCTAGTCGCGAGCTGCATATCTGCTAAACTGCGCGTCACGTAGTTTTGCGTCATATCTCCATGCATTATGTAAAGGTCTGCACGGACAGTTATAAGGAATGTGTGAGTACCATGTACTTCCTTCGAGAAAGGAGCAGAGAAAACTTGCACAGCCGGGTACTCTGGAATAAGCTGCTCATCGTACTTAGCAACATACCCGAACGGTAGGTCGCTATCGGCTATACGAGTAGCAAGATGTTCGACCAAATCTTCTGGCCGTGTAATAGTTGTTGGCGTGACTATAGGCATTAGCCGCTACGACCTACGAACCTACCGCCAGGGCCGCGTAACATGAATCCGCCACCGAAGGCAGGAATATTAGTTGTAGTAATTGGAACAACTTCTCTGAATATAGGTCCATCAACAAATTCACCAACATTCTTATCAAGCCAAGCAATAAAGATACCTTCAACTTCTGCGATAGTATCTTCATCTGCACCGATGAACATACGTTGTGGTAGATTACCACCAGGCCCAACTCCTGTAGTGCTAAACTCGCGTGTCTCTTCATCAGTTAATGTTCCTGCTGCAAACTTTTGTGCTAGATGCCAACCACGTGAACCTTCTTGATGAAAAGCCCCATATGAAGGCAAAGTCTGTGAGTCGAAAATTATATCACTCTCGGTGATATGCCAAGCTTCTTCACTTGTTGCTGCTTTCTTTAAGTCTCCGCTTCTTACAAGAATATCAGGTGGGTACCCTGCAGCTTCTTTTGCCCTTGCATACTTTGTATCTAAAGCCTGCCAAGGTTCGCCGTAAGGATCTGATTCAGTCTCAAAGTGAAGTTCAGTTGAGTAGATAAAAGCTTCTTTTGCTTCTGTTAATGGTTCAGTCCAGTCATCTATCCTATTAGCGAGTTGTAGTAGCTCCTGTGCAATCCTGTCAGGGTCGGGTTCCCAATAGGCTACTGCGAACTCTTCGCCAGTAGTACCTATTGGGAATGTCCCGACTATTTTAGGCATTAACCGCGGCGGAATACTTCAACGCGCTCGTTGATAGTAGTAGCTGCCGTAACGTCTGTAACAGCAATATCGACGTGACCCTCTTCCTGCGCCTGGAAATCAAACTTACCAGTTGAATCAAAGTTACCACTACCGTCAGCAGCAAGAGCAACCTTGCTAACAGAAAGTCCACCGTTACCATTTTCGTTTGAAGCAGAAATGTCAAGAACACCGCTAACAGTAGCTCCGCTAGCGGTAATCTTAATAGTATCTCCAACTTCAACTTCCGTCGGGACTACTACAGCTAAAGCCATTCTTAACCAGCCTTTCTAGTCAACTCAGCCGACCTGATTTCGGTCGTCCGGGAACGAAGATCATATTACCGGGATGAGACTTTGTATTTTTGCATATTAAAAATCCGTTTTTAGTAGTCGTCATAGGCTCACCACAATGTTTACAACGACCTAGGTTCATTTTATGCGAAGTTGTCCGTCATACTAAATATAGGAGTGTTGTCAGTTGGGAAGAAAGCAAATAGATTTGCACCCTCTGGATCAATTGGAACATCATTATCATCCACAACAGTCAGTACACCCGACTTTATATCAGCTAATCTTGCAATAGCCTGATTATAGAGCCACTGACCATATGCGGGAACGTCAGTTACATCTTCTGTATATAAGGCGATATACAGGTACGCAGCCGCGAGTTGCCCGGATATACTCCTAATCATCTCAGGAGTAGTATCCGGGCTATCCCACGAATTAACTACAGATACATTAAACGTACCTATAAGCTGCCCACGCACAGTACGCGTAGCTTCGAGGTTAGGCTTTTCTGAATTGGCATCATCAACCGTAATTTTATGGTTAACTAGCCAAGCCTGTATGTCCTCTCTGCTTGCGAACATTTAGTTCCCTAACAACTGCCTATTAATGTCAGAATCACTAACCTGTTCCTGTTGCCTCTCACCATCGACAGTATCGTCATCCGTAGTCTCTGACTCATTAGGAGCAGGATCAAGGATTGAATATGCTTCTGGCAAAGTGATAGCAGTAGCGGACTCGTAATCTTCGCGAGCCTTACGAAGCACAGCCCTTCTAACACTTTCACCATTAGCAACTCCCTCAGGAAAATCCTGATCTCTTAAAATGCGCTCGCGCATAAAAAGATCGTAGTCTCCCTTTGGAAGATCGCCTTTATTAACTGTATCACCGGGCTGAATAATAATGTTCTCAACTTCGCCATTTTCAGCCCTGCGCCTAACGTGAATCGGTGCCCATGCAGTAGCCATTTATACCACCTTTAGGTAACGGCGTTAACCGCGGTCTTGATGATAAAGCCACCGACGCCAGCAACAACCTTAAGGTCGTAGCTCCACGAAGTACGAACAATATCACACTTACGATCTTCATCACGGTAGTTCTCAGTAGGACGAACAGCGCCGCCAGCTTCACTGTACTTCTGAGAGAACGTCTTAGCGAACGTAAACGTCTTCTGACCCGGAGTCTGATCTACTAAACCGATCCAAACGTCCTGGCCCCAGAAGCTAACGATATTCTCGGCAAGATCAATATTATCAGCAGAGTTATACTTCGAGTCAACAACAAAGATATTAAGGTTAGCAGTTGCATCATTAGGAAGTCCCATGAGTGCCTGCCAAGCCTCAGGATCAGTAAGTGCGAAGTTCTGGAAACGACGAATAACACGAGGATGATTCTCAACAACACCAGCAGCATCGAACGGGAAGAAAATCGTATTAGGCCAACGACCAGTATCCATGTAGATGCGCTGGAAAGCCGTCTTGAAGTTAGCGACAGGATCAGAGTATGCAGTAGTAGGATCACCAGCAGTAGCAACTGCGTAGTTATCCCAACGTGTACCAGTTCCGCCACCAGTTAACGTGAGAACGTGATTAGAAGGATACTGAGTAACATCACGGTATGTAGTAGCAACCTTAAGCTCAGCCTCGAGAGTAAGAGAAGTCATAACATCGTCGGTTGCATCACGCTCAGGATCAATCTGCAAGTCGCCACCAAAGGTAGCATTAGCAAGTCCACCCTGAGACTGTAAGACACGACGCTCTTCATCGTAAATCTCAGCAGCGAGAGAATGCTCTTTCGTGCCGAACTCATCTTCACTCCACTTACGACCCTGAATACGGTTAGCAGACGTACCAGGCTCACGGCGCGAACGATAGATTAAACGATTCGACCTATCGAATACGCGATACCTACCGCTAGGTGTATCAACAGGAGTCTCAGGAGCGAGACGATTCCAGTATAACGTCTGATCCTGCCAACCAACCGAGAAGTTAGTTAAGATAGGATCGACATATAGACCACGAGGATCATACATTATGCCTTCGCCCCTCCCTGCCACATGGCGACGGTGCAATCATTACCAGCACCACTAGCAGGCTCATCAATAGTACCGAGAATATATTCACCGGAAGCAGCAGCTTTCGCACGACCGTCATTAGTAGTAGATACCGGAGTACCTACAGCTAATGCAGCCGATGCCTCAACAATAGCACGACCATCAAGAATAACACTAGCACCCTTACCACGAGTAATCTCAGCAAGAGATACACTAAACATTGCAACACCATAAGCCATTTCACCAGCGACGTTACACTGAACAACAGTTTCACCGTCAGTGGCATTAGGATCAAGCTTTACGAACCGACGACGCGTAATTGCGCTGCCAGCGTTCTTACCTTTAGCCTGATCCGGGTTAAACGTAGTAGGCACTTCTCACCACCTTCGTATTAGCCTATTGGAAGATCAAGTGTAGATGATCTGCGAGCAGTAACAAGGATTCCGCCGCCAGTAGCAGGAATGTTAGGGAATATCTCTGATGCCATAGTTAATCTACGATCTGGCACAGATCCATCCTCCGCAAATGGTGGAGTGTCTATTCTCCATCCATTAGCCTGCGAAAGACCATCACTACCTATACGGTAATCGGGTCCTTCACCTGGGTTAGCAAAATCCTCGGGTACCGTCATAACTACTTAGCCGCCGAAACTACCGGCTTACCAGTCTTATACGCCTCGAACATCTCGGGATACTTAGTAGCTGCAACAGCATATGCAGCCTCGTACTTGCTCATATCACCATTGAAGTCATCGTCGAGAATCTTAGTAACACGATCAGAGAATGCCTTGCGAACCTGCTGGGGAGTCGCACTATCGAGATTAAGCTCTTCCTTCTCAATTACGCCATTAGAAGAACCATGAGTACCGAAGTCTACAATTCCATTAGCGAGAATAGTGTCGAGAACCTTCGTAAACTGCTCAGGAGTAGCCTTGTGCTCAGAGAACTCCTTAGCCATACTCTGAATCTCATTCACAACAAGAGCAGAGAAACCAAGAGTAGTAGGCTCTTCCTTCTTATTATCACCTTCGCCAGTCGTCTTAGTGATACGCATACTAGCGTACTTCTCACTAAACTCCTTAGCCTGACGCTCCTGACGATAGACGCGAGCCTCTTCAAGCTCTTTAGCCTGATCGGGGAACATATCACTAAACTGCTTTGCCTGACTATGCTCCTTCTTAAGCTCACGGAGCGGGCCGATCTCTTCTGAGAATTCCTTATGCTCCTTAACCAGCGTGCTAACGTGAGTATTAATATCAACGTCGTCGCCGATACCTAACAGAGCACGAAGTTCTGCCTCAGTCACTTCTTCACCACCTTTGTTATCGTTTTCATCGTTAACAGGTATACGGTCAATACGATCAACAATATCTGTGAGATCATCTTCCTCGATAAGAGCATCGCTATGTGACTTAGCAAGGATAGCCCGTGCTTTAGCTTGTAGCGAAGTCTTGTTTCCACCCGTCATCTGAGGGATACGAGCAATTGCGTTCCTAAGATGCGGAAGATCAACTTTACCGTTAGCATCCTTGTATGGCAAATGCCGTAAACTACGAGGAACAGTTTTACCGTCCTGATCCTTCTTTCCACCTTGTTCAATCCACAGGAAAGAACTATCAGGAAGGTTATTCACATAAGCCGTACTCCATACGCTATGCTCCTTTTCGAGTCCCTCAATTACAATCTCAGAGAAGTTCAAAGGCATCATATCACGAACGTATGGCCTATTAGTTAAAGAAGGATTTTCAGGAACAAACTCGTAAGTTTGCTTAGTCTGAGGATGAGTCCAAGTATCATAATGGGAGTTACTCATCCAATTCCACTCGCCGTTATCAATCTCGACTTTAGCTATATCGTTGAACTCGACTAATCCCCACACACCGTCGGAAGGGGCAGTAGTATACTCATCGAGATTTTCACCCTTCTGAGCAGCTGCATACTTAAGAACCTTACCGGCAGCTTTACCACCTTTAGACTTATCCATACCATGATCATACTCAACAATTAAGTCTCTACCCATCACACGATCATCGAAGTTCTTAACAAGTTTCTGTGCAGCAGCAGGATCAATGGTAGTATCAGACCAAAGAGGGTGTGACCACGTATCATACGGATAAAGTTGTACCCACTTCTGATTCTTATTAGGACCAGTCCAATCGGAAAACTCTTTGGCTGATCTTAATATTGATCTAAGATGCTCATCCACTATAGACCGCCTTATCACCCATATTGGCATACATGGCTTTAAGTTGACCCTGTGCCTGTGATTTCGTCATATGCCAACGACCTGCAATATCGCCTGTTTTCAGGTTAGTTATACACCACGGTTTAGAAGGATCAGGGGCTTTACGAGGCTGATACTGTACCTCGTAAAGACCATCACCCTTACTTAACTGCTTGGTGTTTCCTGTTGGTCCTGTAATGGGCATAATATATTCCGCCTATCTAACCATTTGTCTGCATCTGCAAAAATTCGTGTTCTATTACCGTTTTGCCCATACTTGAGCAAATTTGATAGTACGGTTAATTGAGTATCAACTTCTTTTAGGCTAAACTGCGCCCGAGCTAGGGCTTTTGGGGACATTACCTGCTCCACCGTTTTTAGATGTGTTGCCACTACCACTACTATTACCATTTCCGTTCTTACTACCGCTAGTCTGAATAAGTTCTTGCACCTTTTCAGGTCTTTCAGACGGTGGCGTCCACGGAGTAGTAAGTCTAGGTGCGTCGATCTGCTGACGAATCCATTGTTCGGTATCTTCATCAAGGGATATAGCGTCTGCATCAAGAAGATTACGGATAGCCGCACTCCACATCTGCATATCCTTAACTTCTCCAACCCCTCTTGTACTGAGTTTCGGGAAGTTATCCGTCGGGAAGTTGTAAGCTACCATGTTAGGGATAAGATACATATTGATAGCATCGCAAATACTATCAGATATGTGGCGCATGGCCTTCATAAACATATCCATGCCAGTTGCGCCTGTAGCTCTACCGCCACCACCACCTGTTCCCATACCTAAGTTTAAGAACTGAACCATCACAGACTTCATTATCTGATCGTCGTGATGCTCAATTGACTTAAGTACGTCAACAGGCTGACCCTCTAACTTGAGGAATCCAACCTTAATTGTGGGAGGATGAGCTACATAAGACTTTTCGTTAGCATGCAAATTTGCACCTAATTGGTGTGCTGCTGCAATATCCGCAGGAGAGGCACCTGGGCCTATTTCAATGTCAGGCACGCCAATACCGTGACGCTCTTTCTGGATAGCGTCAATCTTGTAGAGAATGTTCTTGTAGTACCAATGCTTATATGCAGATCGCAGGATAGGCATACCTTCTAAGCCGCCACCCTGCTGATCGAATGTGAATACTACAAGCTTCTCGATAGGAAGATCAACTTCTTTGCTCGTACCCTTACTATCAACGGCAACATGCCTAATACTCACAGGCCCACCGTTATTATCGTAAGTTACCTGACCTATTGTGCTAGCTGGCCTAAAGGATAACTTACGGAGCATAGTGTAGACTCTGCGATTAGCACCTGCATTAGTCTTACGGGGTGCCCACTCGCGATTCTCCCACACAGGCTCAAAGACCGATTTACCGTTCTCGTACATTGTGAGTACCTGTTCGAGAACTTTAACCCATGATACGGTCATGCCGTAGAATAGGTTAAATTCGACAAACTCTCTTATTGAGAGATCAAGAGGATCATCGCTATAAGGTTCTACAAACCACTCCGCTCCTAAAACTGGTGCCTTTCCTGCGCGTAATGCCATTCGCACAGTGGCATCGTCTCTAGCCATCTTAGTGTAGGTAATCCTCGCTTGAGATGGATTACCTACGTCTGGAATTGGATCAACTAAAGGCGAAGCAATAGAGCTACCTATCTCAGTAAGATCAGGCGGCTTTATGTTCGGAGCGCCAGAAGCAGCATAACTCGTTCCCGTGACTTGACGGGTCGGTGTGCTATCTTGCTTCTTAGGCTTTAGTCTGCGTGGGATGAGAGGCATTAGCTAAAGTTGCTATTGAGAGTAATTGAACTCTCAGCTTCTTTGCGGAAAAACCCAGCTGCCTCACTTCCACTGTAGCCATTATACACCGAGGTCAGTCCGAGGTTTCCACCGGCCACAAAGTATTCATTGAAGAAATATCTTAGTGCATCAGGCGTATGATCTTGCTGACCGCGAGTAAGTTCATAACCTGCGCGGGCACCTTCTTTGGCTCTAAGCATCTTTAAGCCACGAATTGTTTCAGTACAACGAGAGTGAATAATTAACCCAGGAGTACCATCATCACGTAACTTAAGAGCACGCTTAATAGCTTCATAACCCAAAGTAACACCAACAGGATTAGCAGAAATTGCACCAATGATATAAGCAAGTGTAGCAATTTCGTCGGCACCACGAGGATCAGCAGCAATAGCGTCAACATGGAATCCCTCTGGATTATCACGCTGTTTTAGTAACAGACCATGTTCGTAGGTACTCTTGTAGCTGACCACGTATTCGCGCCACACATATACCCTATCGCTTTGATCCAACATAATGTCGAGGCAAACAAACGGGTCTGCATATCCGAAGTCAAGACCCCACCAATTCCTCCACGTGGGATTGTAGTCGAACTCTTTAACATGAATATCCTCTTTAAACTCAGGGTAGATTAAGCCTTCGTAGGCAGTAAATTCTGCT